CGGACACTGTTGGCTCTTATGTTGAATCTCTTGTTGCTGGCACGGGTATCTCCGTAACCAATAACTCTGGTGAAGGAGCCACTCCAACAGTTTCTCTTAATGCGTCATTGGACAATGTTTCCGATGTAACGATTACAAGCCCTGCCGAATTCCAATCTCTTGTTTACAACGGTTCGGCATTCGTAAACCAATATGCGTCGGTGGTTACATATGTCAGAAATGCCGAAGCGACGACCCTCACCACTGGAACAGTGGTTTATCTTTTTGGCGCTACAGGAGATCACGCTTCTGTCAAAAGAGCAGATAATGACTCAGACACGACATCTTCAAAAACTGTCGGTCTCGTAGCGGCAAATATTCCTTCAGCAGAAAACGGTCCTGTAATTACTCGTGGTTATGTTGACGGGATTGACCTGAGCGTTGGATACTCAGAAGGCGATGTACTGTGGCTTGGCGAAGACGGTGCTTTTACCACAACCAAACCTTCCGCACCTGAGCATCTCGTGTTTGTCGGTGTCGTTGTGCGCGCCACCAATAACGGAATCATCTATGTAGCAACACAAAACGGTTACGAATTAGAAGAACTTCACGATGTCAGCATTTCTTCGCCTTCAAGCGGGCAGTTCCTCAAGTGGAACGGTTCGCTATGGGTCAATGATGCAATTGATCTTGGTACGGATACAACAGGGTCTTATGTTCAAAGTCTTGTTGCTGGTACTGGTGTTACTCTTTCAAATAACTCTGGTGAGACAGCAACACCAACTGTTGCAATCGGTCAGGCTGTCGGCACTACCGACAATGTTACATTCGCTGGCGTAACTGCTGATGCGATCAAAATTGGCGTCACTGCCGCTGGCGAGATTGATACAACTACTGGCAATCTCACAATTGATTCCGCTGGTGGGACTGTAACAATTGATGACAACCTCACTGTAACTGGTGACCTTACCGTCTCAGGAACTACAACATCAATCAATACCGAGACACTCACCGTTGACGACAATGTCATCGTTCTTAACAACAATGTAACTTCTTCTCCTTCGGAAAACGCTGGTATTGAAGTTGAGCGTGGAACATCAGCCAATGTTCTTGTTCGTTGGAATGAAACTAGTGACAAGTGGGAAATCACCAACGATGGAACTACTTATGGAAACATAGTTTCTACCGCCGATACGGGCTCTGTCTCAACGACGATGATCGCGAACGAAGCGATCACTCAGGGTAAAATTGGTGACGGGTCAATTGTTAATGCGAAGATTAACGCTAATGCCGAAATTGATGACTCAAAATTGGCAACAATTCATACCGCTGGCAAGGTATCAAACTCTGCTACAACCGCTACAAATCTAAATACTGCGAGCGCAATTGTTTCCCGTGATCTAAACGGCGCGTTTTCAGCAGGGATCATCACAGCATCGCTGAACGGAAATGCAAGCACAGCCACAACCCTCGCAACCGCACGAACTATTGCTGGTCAATCATTTGACGGGTCGGCAAACATTTCTATCGCACCAACAGATTTGACTGGTGTGACAGCAAGTGCCGCTGAAATAAACATCCTAGATGGAGTTACGGCAAGCACAGCAGAAATAAATGTTTTAGATGGAATGACCGCATCAACTGCGGAACTGAATCTGCTTGATGGGGCAACGCTTTCTACAACAGAATTAAATTATGTGGATGGTGTTACATCATCTATTCAAATTCAAATTGATACTAAAGCACCTATCAATTCACCGACATTTACGGGAACTGTTTCTGGTGTCACAAAATCAATGGTTGGTTTGGGGAATGTTGACAATACATCTGATGCCAATAAACCAATTTCAACAGCAACTCAAACCGCACTTGATCTTAAAGCGCCTTTGGCTAACCCAACATTTACTGGTACTGTATCTGGTGTTACAGCATCACATGTTGGTTTGGGTAATGTTAATAATACTTCTGATGCCGATAAGCCTGTATCAACAGCAACTCAAACTGCGTTAAATCTAAAAGCAGACCTTGCGTCACCAACTTTTACTGGGGCGCCATCGCTCCCGACCGGAACAACAGCAGTAACTCAGGCGCTTGGAAATAATACAACTGCTATCGCAACCACGGAATTTATCCAAACCGCTTTGGCAAATTTTGGCGGTATGACGGTTTCGGATACCGCCCCTTCTGTTGATGTAAGCGCTGGAGATTTTTGGTTTGATAGCACTGGTCTAAATCTTTACATCTACTACAGCAATGCTTGGGTTCAGGTCACTATTGATGAGCCATTGTTTTTTGATCTTTCAGAATTAACTGATGTTGTAATAGGTGGGGATCTTTTACCGAACCATACCCTGCGCTGGGACGGCACTAGCGGTAAGTGGGTCAATTCGGCTCCCCGACAAAATGTTGCTGACAGTTCATCAACCTCTTACTCGGTGGTGAACTCGGACAGTGGGAAACTCCTCAAGTTCACAAGTTCTTCTGCGACAAGCGTTGACCTAGGTTCATGGAGCGCCAATGTTGGCGAGAAAGTTGACATTGTTCAGTACGGAACTGGTCAAGTAACCATAACGGTTTCTGGCGCGGCATCCATGGTGTCACCAAACAACTCGGTTACCACCAGAGCAAGATATTCGCTCATCACGGTCACCTGTGTCGCATCAAACACTTTCTTGCTGTCGGGAGATTTGACCTAATTTTTTATTTGGCTTATTAATTCAGGCTTCCTTTTTGATGTAGAATAATACGGTATTATTGCTGTATGGCTGTTACCTTCCCATCCAATCCCACGAACGGACAACAATTCGCGGCAGGGAATAAATTGTTTCAATTTTTTGGGACAAGATGGAAAAGGGCGACAGAAGCAACAGTTTGGGAATCAGGGACAGCATCCAATTCAACGATAAGTACAGATCCTTTGGATGAAATCAATGGAGGAAATGCGTAATGGCGTACAAAAAGATCATACTTCGTAGGGATACTGCTAGCAACTGGAGTAGCGCCAACCCAACTCTTTCAGGTGGTGAAATCGGTATTGAAACCGACACACTCAAGTTTAAACTCGGCAATGGTTCAACTGCTTGGACTTCACTCAACTATTACGCAACACCAGAACTCAACGACACTGGTGATGTCACTATTACTTCGCCTTCAAGCGGTCAATTTCTTAAATGGAATGGTTCTGCTTGGGTAAACGACACCATTGATCTTGGAACGGATACCACTGGTAGTTATGTTTCCTCCCTCGTCGCAGGAACGGGTGTAACTCTTTCAAACAACAGCGGAGAAACTGCTACCCCGACTGTAGCCATTGGTCAAGCAGTAGGTACAACCGACAATGTGACCTTTCATGATTTAACCGTCTCAGGCAACCTCACTATTTCTGGCACCACCACCACTTTAAATACCGAAACATTGACAGTAAATGACAACATCATTGTTTTGAATAACAACGTTACTGGCGAACCTTCAGAGAATGCTGGCGTTGAAGTTGAGCGTGGTTCTTCAACAAACGTGTCGCTTCGCTGGAATGAAACAACCGACGTATGGGAACTCACGGTTGACGGATCAACATATTCTCCTATTGTCACCGAATCCGAACTTGAGGCGCGTCTTGCTGAGGAACATTGGCACAAGGGTGTTGTTTTAGCAACAGCCGCTGCCTTGCCGGGGACACCAACCTATACCGCTGGTTCTGCTGACGCAGACGGCGGAACTGGTATTGGTGCAACGCTAACCGCAACATCAAACGGTCGTCTCGTTATTGATACAGAGAACGCCTCCACGGGTCAACGAGTTCTTGTCAAAGATCAAGCAAACCAAATCCATAACGGTATTTATGTAGTTACCGCTCAAGGTTCCGCTGGTGCTCCTTATGTTCTTACTCGCGCAACAGACATGGATGGATCTGTCGTTGGACAGATAACAAAAGATGAAGGCTTCGTTGTTGGTTCACTCTCCAACTCTTCAGCAGTTAATCGTCACCAAGGTTTTGCTGTTTCGTCAACTGGTTCTGGTACTGGCGGGAAACATATTCTTGGCACTGACAACATTACTTTTCAACAGACCACAGGTTTGGGTTACCAAATCATTGCTGGCAATGGTCTTGCGGCAAGTAACTCCGACTTGAGTATTGGAACTGCATCTTCAACACGAATTGTCGTTAATGCTGACAGCATTGACCTTGCTGAAGTAACACGAACCAATAACACGGTTTCTGCTGGTAAAACTTTTGTTAGCGGTATCACAACTGATGCTTATGGTCGTGTAACAACGGTCAACTCTGGTGATGCTCTTGTCGCGCTTGGCACTGACACAACAGGCGACTATGTAACTTCAATTACTGGTGGTACTGGTGTTACTTCAACTGGTGCCACATCTGGTGAAGGAATTCTCCATACTCTTTCAATCGGTCAGTCTGTAGGAACATCAGATTCCGTTTCGTTCGCAAACCTTACCCTTTCCGGTTCAATCACGATGGAAGGAACAACGGCAGACGCTCACGAGTTACTTCTTTCTGCTGGCGATCCGACAGCAGACCGTACAGTGACATTTCCAGATGCGACAGGAACCGTCGCTCTTCTTCAAAACACCCTTAATCAATTTGCTGTAGCGACTAGCACGCTTGATCTGAACTCACAGAAAATTCAGAACCTCGCCACCCCAACGGTGAATAATGATGCCGCTACAAAGGGTTATGTTGATACCGCCGATGCTCTTAAGGCTCCGCTTGAGTCGCCAACTTTCACTGGTACTGTAACTCTTCCGTCTGGAACTGTTACTAGTGGAATGATTGCTGATGGAGCGATCGTTGATGCTGACATCAATGCGAGCGCAGCGATTGCTGACACCAAACTTGCCACGATCAGTACTAATGGCAAGGTTTCAAACTCGGCTACTACCGCCACAAGCGCAAACACGAACTCTGCGATTGTTGCTCGTGATTCTTCAGGGAACTTCTCCGCTGGAACTATTACAGCAGCCCTTTCAGGGAACGCCTCTACCGCCACAACTCTTGCCACCGCAAGAACTATTGCTGGTCAGTCGTTTAATGGTTCGGCAAACATTTCAATTGCGCCTACGGATTTGACGGGTGTGACTTCAAGCGCTGAGGAATTAAATATTCTTGACGGAGCGACACTGTCAACAACGGAATTGAATTATGTTGATGGCGTCACTTCTGCTATCCAAACACAATTGGATGCTAAGGCTCCTCTCGCATCCCCTGCGCTGACTGGTGTTCCGACCGCACCAACAGCAACAGTGGCAACTGATACCACCCAAATCGCCACCACAGCGTTTGTTCGTGGGGAAATATCTGCCCTTGTGAACGGCGCTGGGTCAACCCTTGACACCCTTAACGAACTGTCAGCCGCTCTTGGTAGTGACCCGAACTTTGCCACCACAGTGTCAACGAGTCTTGGTCTTAAGGCTCCTATCGCTTCGCCAACATTTACTGGCACAGTGACGATACCTACTGGCGCCTCTATCACTACTCCAACCGTTTATTCTGGTGCGAACTTTGCGGGTTCAACTTCAGGATCAACTTCTGTTGTTGCATCTTCGGCGGCATCGGGAACTATTACGCTCCCAGCCGTTACAGGAACCGTTGTAACGACAGGTGATACTGGCACGGTTACCAGTACGATGATCGCCGACGGAACTATCGTCAATGGCGACATTAGTGCTTCCGCAGGAATTGCTCTCAGCAAGTTGGCAACCAGCACCGCTGGAAACATTATTGTTTACAACTCCTCAGGCGTCCCAACATCAGTTGCAGAAACAGGCGACGTAACCATTTCAGATTCTGGCGTCACAGCGATTTCTGCTGGTGTCATCGTCAATGCGGATATTTCGTCTAGCGCAGCGATTGAACTTACAAAACTTGCAGATATTTCAACATCTGCTCAAAGCGCTTCATATACCCTTGTGTTGGCGGATAAAGCAAAAATTGTGGAAATGGGTGTCGGATCGGCAAACAACTTGACTGTTCCACCGAACAGTTCTGTTGCTTTCCCGGTCGGATCACAAATAAATATTTTGCAAACAGGCGCAGGTCAAACCACGGTTGTTGCTGGCGCTGGTGTCACCGTCAACGCCACACCGGGTCTAAAACTGAGGGCTCAATGGTCGTATGCTACACTCATCAAAAGAGCAACCGATACTTGGGTGCTCGTTGGAGATATCTCGGCATAAATCATGGCAGGCAACACTACTCCCAAAGATTCTGGCGGTAAACAGCCAAGCGCACCAACTGTTGGCACACCAACAGTTAATGCAGTAGTTAATAACACTGCTGGCAATACTGCGCAAACGGTCACCGTTCCTTTTACTGCTCCATCATATTTGGGTAAAAGTGGTACGGTCACCTACACCGTCACGAGTAGTGGCGGTCATACAGCATCAGGATCAACTTCTCCGATTACTGTCACTGGTTTAACCTCAAATACCGCATACACTTTTACTGTTACCGCAACATCGTCTGGTACTGGTGGGAACGCCGCTGTAAGCCCACCTTCGGCTGCTAGCGCCTCTGTAACCCCACCGTACTTCCCACCGTACTTCCCACCGTATTTCCCACCTTTCTTCCCGCCGTTTTTCCCACCATACTTCCCGCCATATTTCCCGCCGTTCTTCCCGCCGTTTTTCCCGCCGTTCTTCCCTCCATTCTTCCCTCCATTCTTCCCACCGTTCTTCCCGCCGTTTTTCCCTCCATTCTTCCCGCCGTTCTTCCCGCCATTCTTCCCGCCAGTTTTCAAATAAGGACGATTGCCTAGAGTGCTAGGATTCGTGCGTGGAACAAACACAACACAATTTTGATGATGGTCCTTGGGCTGTAAAACCTGGCGCATTCGGGCAAGGCAAAGAAAACATTCACATCATAGAAAACTTTATTGATGTTGAAGATGTTGAAAAGATTATTGGGTTTGCGCGAAATATCAAAGAGTGGCATAACGATCAACTAGAAAACACCTATAACGAGGATGGTGTTTGCACCTATGATGCGTCATATTGGAACGATCGTCAATGCACAGCAACGATACTGAAACGCCTTGATGCAGGTATCTACGATCTGATTGACCACTACATAGCCAAAATGGCTAGAACTATGGAAGATATATTTCGTGTAAAAGTTAGTTCGCGTCCTCCATGCATTATCCGTTGGTTCGGCGGGATAGAACAACAGCCCCATGCCGACAAACAGTTGAATGATGGATCACCAAACCCATTCCCAACATACGACATCAATTCGCTTTTTTACTACAACGACGACTTTGAGGGTGGTGAACTTTACTACCCACAACACGATATTATTGTCAAACCTAAACCCGGTTTAGCGGTTCTGCACCCCGGCGATTTTTACTATATGCATGGTGTGAAGCCAGTGCTTAGCGGGGAGCGATACACAACACCAGCATTTTATACGGTTATGGATTCCTGACATGTTTCAGAAAATGCCGATTCCCGCTAATCCACCCAAAGACATATACCCGAGTATTTCTATTTATGAAAATTTTTTGGACGAAAAATCTTGGGCAACTTTAGATTGGTATGTCCGCAACACAGATAAAGAGACATGGGGTTTCACCAAATCCATGGAAGACCGTCCGCCAACAGCAACACGTTTTCACACCGTGAAACACAGTAAAAATAATTCTATTGAATATTTGCGTTCAGAAGTTTTTGATGATGAACATTTTGAAAAAATTAAAACAGGTCAAATGGCGGACCCATTTCCCGAAGGTCTTGAAAACTATGAGGATTGGAATCTAGTTCTTCACCACCCAATTGAACAGAAAATATTAGACATAATTACGGATTTGGATGACAAAATAAACAACAACATTTTCTCCTTATTCGGTCAAAAAGCCAAAAATACATTTCCTCAGGTATTTACAAAAATTGAAAATAATCGTTCAATGAGAATGCATACTGACGGTTACGATTTTGATGAAAGTTCACCGACCGCTCACCGACCATGTCACTTCGCATCTATTTACTACATCAATGACGATTACGAGGGCGGGGAACACTGTACGCCATATCTTGGATTGACATTCAAGCCAAAGCGTAATTCATTGATCTTAAATTGCACGCCGTGGGATGAAGATATGGCTCATAGGGTAAATAGTGTTACAAAAGGCGTCAGGTATGTTCGCCAACATTTTTGGCTTTTGGATGAAAGTTAAATCAATGATGCAAACAAATTTTCATTTATTTAAAGATTTTCTTAGTGCTGATGATCATAAAACATTGCTTGAATATGTTAAAAGCGGTGTGGAGTTTTCTCCGTCAGGGGATCGCCTGTCTACCGTAAAATTTAAACAGGTTCAGCACAGCGTTGATTCTTCAGTCACCTATTTGAGACCCTATGTGCCCTGCATTGAGGGTGACAGTGGGATGGATTATCCACCAACGATTAACGACTGGTCATATTTTCGCCATTACCCAACTGATGATGCAATAAAGAAAATTCTTATTAAACTTCAATTTTTTTCTGCCAAAGCAATAATGTCAACATTTGATGTTTCTCCGCGAGGCGTATACGACGGTTTTTTATTGAAATACTCTGACGGCAGAAGCCTTCGTATGCATACCGACACATATGCAACTAGTATTGGTGACGAATATAAGTCTGCTTCTTTTTCGTCTGTTTACTATATTAATGACGATTTTGATGGCGGGGAGTTTCACGCACCGCTTTTAGGAATCACCGTTAAGCCTCTTGCAAACACAATGGTTTTATTAAATAATATTGCTGAAGAAAGTTCTTGTCACGAAGTAACAAAGGTTACTATTGGTGAAAGATATTCTTGGCAACAAGTATGGGAGATAGACTAATCACATGAAAAATCCAATTCATTTAAGTGATCCTCGTTTGGGTATTTTACTTTACCAAAATGCGCTACCTAAGTCTCTGCGTCTTGTTGAGCGCTTAGAGGAGACAATTGGGCAAAGTAAAACTCCACCATACATGTGGATGGAGGCACTCGTCGGTTACAACCAAAAAATGCCCGAGTATCGGGATTGTGTTGATTGCAAAATGGGCGAACTGCACATAAAACATTGCCCACCACAATTTTCTGAATTAGTGAACATTTACAATGACACCAAGAACCCTTTAAAAGAATGTATTGCTGACTATGAGAAACGCTATAACATCAATCTTGCCTACATGGAGGCAATTAACTATATTCGTTATGGGGCAAATCAGCATTTTCAGGTTCATACTGACCACGGTTTTTCATACACCTGTACCACCTCGTCTTGTATGTATCTAAATGATGACTACGAAGGTGGTGAGTTATGGTTTCCATATTTAGATCTTTCATTCAAGCCCGAGTATGGTGACATTGTTCTTTTCCCATCTACATATATTTATGCTCATGCTGCCAAACCAGTAATTTCTGGCGTTAAATACTCAGCAGTAACCATGTTTGATTACAACGACAACAATCACGATCTCACTCGTCAGGCAAGTTACAGTCAAGAAAAAAACTATTAATGTCTAAAATACATTTACTTAAAACTCAAACAATAACCCCCAAAATAGTTCAATCCCGAATAAAGCGGGAATGGATGGATAACACATACAACAAGCATGCTTATCAATGCTTACCAATGACTTATGCGAATGTCTACGGGTGGGAATTGCAACTTGAACAGGATGTAGTTGTTGAATGGAATGGCGGGAATGTCCCCCCAACTATTCTTTCCGGAGAGACTATCCAAACCAACCTCGGTGCTTTTAAGACAATCGCACATTCAAGCATTATTGGAATGATTTCGTTTTCTACACAATATGCGTTTCGCACAGAACAGAATTACGATATCTGGATCGGTGGATCACCAAATTATATGGTTGATGGAGCAAAACCACTGTCAGCCATAATTCCAAGTTCGTGGTGGCCGGACGAATTTCAAATGAACTGGATGATCACCAAAATCGGTGAGCCAGTAACTTTTGAGGCTGGAATGCCATTTATGTTCTTCACATTGTTTGACAATAGGGTTCTTGCTGAAACAACTTTTGAGGTTTCATCCTTATGGGACGATAAGGAACTTGTTGAACAGCGTTCCAAATATGGCGCTATGAAAGCAAAAAATAATCAAGAAAACCCGTGGACGTGGACTAAGGGGATTCGGACTGGTTTGGATGCCGACGGAAATCGTATAGGTCCGTCTTTTCAAGGGTTGCCAAAACTGAACGAACCAATGAACTAGTATATTCCCCTATGGACATAGGGGCATTTGACCAAGAAAAAGCAAAATCTAAAGCAAAAGTTTTTTTAGAAGAGTCTATTTTTGTGTTATCAAAAATGATGGACGTTGATCCATCTTCAATTGATGTCAATTCCATAAATCCCTACAACCCACAGGAACCACTTTATGCGAGTTGGGAATGTCTACGGAGTGAGATTTCTGCATTAAAAAAATTGCAGTAATGTTATGGATCCCAAAAAGGAAGCAGAAGAACCAACAAAATTCGGTGAGTCTGATACTGATTTACCAAAATTTGATGATGGCGTAATTTATTTTGAAAGCGAAACAGGCAGGTGGCTGTCCAACGGCGAGTGGGTGACTAATTGCCACACAATTGATTACACGGTAGAAAGTGATCTTGATGATGAAGACAAATGAAACATATAATGCCTCTTCTGACCATAGTTATGCGTCAACGACTATTGCGTGTGTTCTGTTCTCGTTGGGTTATGAAATATCTGAATTTTCAACCTTGTCGTTTGACGAGGTAATGGAAAAAATTAGGTCTGTTTACGCCTATAAGCCGTCACACCTGATAAATACGCAGACCGAAAATTATGCGGTTTACGAATATCTCAAAAGTCAAAACATATTATTGACAAGGGTTCTTAGGCGATCATATTTTGATTTGCAAATTTCAGCATACGAGTTATCTCATGCCTGATGGACAGCGTTACGAATTAGACCAGTTGTTTGGTCTTAGCAATTTTACAGATATTCCGTTAGAAGATTTTGCCGACCAATGCATAGACGAAGATTGTGCACAGTCTGTTGTTGTTGGTGATTACATGTTCAATACTGTCGGTGTTGATCGCCGCAATATCGCAACAGGTGGGGCAAGCGATTTTGACTATGTGATTCATCAGCCCCACGCAAAACTCCATAAAGGTTACTCAAGTCCACAGTGGCTTTCTTTGGCATTGGTTTTTGCAATGTTTGATGTTAAAAGAATGAAGACTGTTCTTTCAATTTCGGGATATTTGGATAGGTTTAAATACGATATATTGGTTAATAGGTACGGCGCAGAGTTGTCAATATTGAACTCTAAGAGACTTTTGTACTATGAGCGTTTCGCTAAAGGGACATCCAGTATTCTGCCAGATGTGCCATACAAGACGGTTACACGGCAACAATTGGAACTTGACACCGACACACAGTATGACCTTATTCTTGGATGGTCTTCTGATATGGAAAACCCTTTTTTGGGGGCATCAACCTATGTTGACAGACTAAATTCTGGTGGGGTCATGCTTATACAAAATAGTTCTGACTCCTCGTTTCTTTATCATAATAAAACGATTGTCAGCCCTGCTTGGGAGTGGCATCATGAATTAAAACACAATAATTTATGCAATGTTTACCATATCCCACTATTTTATGGGCTTACAATAGTTGTCAAGGACTAATATGCTCATTCAAGACAATTTTTTTGACGACATTACGCTTAGCGCAATATTTGATGATCCGTCGTTTTTCCCTACCTCTATGGGGGAGGGGGAAAAAGTCGCGTCGTCACCAAACATGTATAACGATCCCAACGGCTCGGTTTTTTCACCATACATGTTTTGGGATGGTTGGTGGAAAAGCCCTATGGACACCCTCAAAAAGAAACTTATAAGAAAAATTTTTGAGGGGAAAATCAACATTGATGAGGTGGTTGGGTTTGAGTATTGGACACGCACATATCAGCAGGGGCAATATATACAGCCCCATGTTGATGCGGATACGGCTAGATATGTCAATGACAAATCGCTAGGCACTCCGATAGTTGGGGCAGTTTGGTGGGGTGTTGACAACAACGAGGATGCAGGTTTTTTTGAACTCTACCCGACTCTTTTGGAGCGAGGATCAATAGGGTCGTTGGAAAAAAGTTTTATAGATCCGATTTTGGAAAGTAGCCCGATAGAGACTCGTGAGCGAATTAAGTATAAAAGTAATCGGCTTATTATTTTTGATGCCGGTCACCAACTTCACGGCACTACACCAGCGTCATCAGGTGTAAAGCAGTCTCTAATTGTAAATGTTTGGGGTAAGGAGTGTCCGCCTCATGGTCTTTTGACTAATGGTTTTCATTATGAAACAGGCTCTCCTGTTTTCGGAAAATCATATCGGGTTACTGTCTCAACCCCATTGGGAGACGAGACTCTGTCTATTGTTTTCAATACTGACACCAAGGCAAAAATTGAGCAGGGCAAGTATTCTGCCGACATTAAATATTCATTAGAAAACGGCGAATTTAAGGCGCGGTATGAAGTATCTACCCCAATGATCGCAAATGTTTCCTTGGATCTGACAGAAGACGGTGGGTATGTTCGCGGGCGCATGATAATTAATGACTATTCGGTTCTTGATGTTTCAGGGGTTATTTCTGTATGAAAAGCGATCATCCGACATCTGGCGGGGTGCATATATTTGATAATTTCATTGATGCCATTAGCGCTGAGCACATAGAAAAGTTCTTGCTGAAACAGCCTCGCACAATTCTAAAAGAATTGACGGACGATGGGGTCAACTTCTATTCAGCAACCAAGGACGAATATGGTGAAACATATACACAACCTTCACTACTAATTGAGAATAATCAAGAGTTGCATGACTTAATTTTCCCCCATATTCAAAGAATCCATAAACAAATAGAATTCATTTGGGGGCGTCAAGTCGGATTTGAACAAGGTTTTAATGTTTGCGGATACCAACAAGGTGAAGAACTTCGTGCTCACTATGACGGATTAAAAGTAGATCTTGCTACACCAGCAGGATACGAAAGCCGTGATATAAGTTCTGTTCTATATCTGAATAGTGGCTTTACTGGTGGGACATTGCATTTCCCCAATCTTGGGATAAATCTATCCCCGAAGCGAGGCATGCTTGCCCTGTTTCCATCTTCGGAGATCTACACTCATTATGTTAAAGCCGTTGAATCTGGTGTACGATTTTTTGTAACTCAATTTTGGTGTTTGCAATGAGTTCTGCGGCTTTTGATTGTATTCACATCATTGACGGGTTCATTGATGTTTCTTCGCTTGAAGAAGTAAACCAAATAATTACACACGGTGATTATGGCGTAAATATTTCAAAAGCGAAAGGGGAAGATGGTTACAGGACTTTGGGATTTAGGGAAAACCTGTTTGATATAGCGACCAAATATTCTCCGCCAAGCATAATTCTTAAACCACACGAAAATTTTCCAATTAGAAAAGTTTTTGATCCGATCATGCTAAAAATGCATCAAACCATTCAGCATTTATGGGGCAGGGATTTATTTTTAGAGACAGATTATTCCATTTTGGGTTACAGGGTTGGAGAATCTCTAAAAGCACATCATGACGGAATATACAATCTCAAAACCAATAGCGGTCATCCGAGAAGAGATGTTTCATCTGTTTTATATTTAAACGACGACTATGAGGGTGGGGAGTTAAATTTTGTGAATCAAAAACTAAAAATTAAACCCAAAGCAGGGACGGTTGTCCTTTTCCCGTCAACAGAAAAATTTGTGCATTACACAAATAAAGTTATTTCTGGTATTAAGTTCTTTGTTCCTAGTTTGTGGTGCTTCAAATGAACTCTGCTTATGATGTGAAAATAGGTTCCGCCGACGGTTCAACCGATGACGTCCTTAGTTCTTTGCGCGGGAAAGTTTCCCTGATCGTAAATATTGCGACTAAAGCAAACTATGTTCCAAAAACAAGCGCAATATGGTCGTACACGAGAACAGCCAGACAGTTGTGGGAATTACAGACCGTTCACGACATGTATGAGAATTTTTCGGTTGTTGGTGTTCCATGCAATCAATTCGGTGGGCAGGAACCAGCGAACAGTAAAGAAATTGCCTCCTTTGTCGCGCGTGCCTACCCGTGGGTAACTTTTCCAATCACAGAGAAGGTTGATGTGAATGGGGAAAACGAGCATCCACTTTTTGGGTTCTTGAAGGGTACCGCTAAACGCATCTCCAGTGACACCAGAGCAGATAATTCAGCGGAAGCATCTCAGGGGCACAACCTTGCCAATCAGGCTTTACACCGTGTTCCTCATAACTACGAAAAGTTCCTTGTAGACGGTTCTGGTAGGGTTATTCGTAGATTCAGTTGGGGAGAGTTTCCTCTTGCATCAGAACGCCTCACCGATCAAAGTACGGCGACTATTTTGGAAGCATTAAACGAGGTTTTTGGTGGATAACAACACAGTCCCAAACGGAAGACACCTAGGCGGTGGAACAGTATTATTTGAAAACGCTATAACTGTTCCGCAAGATGACCTTATTTCGTATCTTGAACAAGAAAAAGAACGCTGGAGGGCAGAGAATTTTACCGTTGTTTACGATGACAACGGGGAGCCTTTGCATACGATCAATAAAGGCGGTTTTATTTATGGTCTTGATGCCTACAAGCGTTCGCCAGTAAGAATACAAAATCTTACTCATCCATTTTTTAAAGAATGCGATGACCGAGTTTATCAAGCACTTTTAGCCTATATAGAAATGTTCCCCGCAATTCTTCAATGCTTGTGGTGGAAATCTGGTGGTCATGTGCTTTGCTATGACGAAGGAGCAAGTCTTGGATTTCACTCTGATAATGATGTGAATTATCGGTATGGGGCGATGCCTCAACTAGATCACGCAACACGCAATGTTGTATCAGCGTTGGTTTATTTTAATTCGTGTACTGATGACGGAAGCCAATGTAAGTATGGGTTTAGTGGTGGGCACATGAGCATCCCATATTTTGATATTGATATTGTTCCTCATACTGGCTCTATAGTTTTGATGCCCGCCAATTATCTTGGTGCTCATGAAATACATGAAATAACCAAAGGTTCACGATATTCGTACCTCCTTTGGTTTGCCCAAGGCACACCCGCGCCAGAGCATGGGGTCAACCCGGTTGTTTCTGATGGCGAATACCATTCTGGCGGTCAATGGTGGCTAGACACCCTTATAGAAGACTACGATAAGTATCTCATTAGTAAATATCAAAATAATGTGCCAGAAAAACTGACACTTTTTAAAAGCAGAGCGAAAGACCACATATAAATGAAATTTAATGGGATAGATCTACAAGAGTTGGGTGGTGGAGTCATACTCTTTAAAAATGCGTTTTCAATTGATTGGGATTTCACAAGAAAACTATTTGAAGAGTTCGTTGTTGCAGAACGAGAACAAATGTATACAGAGGGGATCAACCCTGAGACGGGCGAACCGTGTTATATAAACCGAAGCGGTTACATCTTTGACAAAGAGGGTGTTGACATGATGCCACGACGCGCCGCTAACACTCATCAGGATAAGCGTCCAGAAGTTATTGAGTTATTATCGTTTCTTGAGTCTGCGCGAGATCAATGTTTGCTCGCATACATGACAGTTCACCCGCTTGCATATAAAAATATTTGGTGGAAAGTTAAGGGACATATTGTGTCTTATTCAACCCACAAGGGTGGACTTTTCCTAGGAACACATTCAGATTCAAGTGTTGACTATCTTTACGGCATTGACCATCCGAAAGAGCAACTGCCAACAAAAAATACCCTTTCGGTTGTCATGTATATCAATGACTGCGTCCCTGAAGGAGAAGTTGTAGACGGAACATTTAGTGGTGGGGAACATGTTTTTGATTATTTAAATATTTCATATTCCCCGTCAAAAGGTGATATTTTGATGTTCCCATCCAACTTCATTGCATCCCATGAGGTGAAAAAGGTGACGGGTGGAACTAGATATAGTTATCTTGGCTGGTACTCCCACGGATCCCCCAACCCTTCGTTGAATGAAACGATTGTTGACCCGATAACAGATGCGGAAGAAGCACAACGATCAACAAACGTATATATGCCAAATCTAAGAAAAGACTTCCGTGACTATTTGACGGCTCATGTTAAAGACCCAGAACATCTTGGTTTTACTTTGACATCAAGGATGAACTAATGAAAATGAAACATTTGGGTAGTGGAATTGTTCTTTTTGAGAATGCGGTTGATTTTACTGATGAGTTTTTTGACGCATTCATGAAACGCATGTACGATAACTCTCCGCCAACAATTTATGATGTCGCCGACGAATCCTCTACGGTCAAAAATAATGGTGGATACGAATTTAATAAAGAAACATTAAAATCCTTGCCGATTCGTCATACAAACACTTTGTACAACGGTATGTCAGATGATGATGTCGCTTTTGTTAAACGTTTAGAAGATGCTGTTTATGATTGTCTTGTTCAATACTGTAAAGTATTTCCTGTTGTTATGGAGACTGTTACTTGGCGGACGCGCGGATATTTTATTGAGTACCACGAAGGAATGTATATTGGTTCTCATTCGGATTGCGCAATCGCATACGAACCCAATAGTTTCGTTGAAATAAATACCTTTCCTATACATAACACACTTACTTCAAGCATTGTAATGAATGACGATTACGAGGGCGGTCAAATAGGTTTTGCTCCTTGGGCTATTTCTGTTAAACCGCCAAAAGGAAGCATTCTGATATATCCGTCTTCATTTATTGGGTGTCACTCTGTTTCGCCGATCACAAAAGGTGTGCGTTTTGCATATCTATCGTGGTTTGCCCACGGCATGACACAACACTTAGATGTCAACTCGGAATCAACATCAATGGATGCACAGTATTCGTGGATGCGCAAACTGCGTGAAGATGTTGGGAATGTATTTCAGAATCACGTTTTGCTTGGTGATATTACGGAATAGTCGCCACGCATATCTGTTTGTGAATCACGCGCGACCCATACTTAAACCCGCCTTTTGTTGCCTGAAGCATGCAACTTCCATCAACTATCAATAAATCTTTTTCGTTCCATTTCCATTCTTCAAGAATATTTAAATTGCATATATGGATTATGTCTAATATCCCACTGATTATCTCCAATAAAATCATTTTTTCTTCGTCCGATAGTTCTATGCCATTGATGAAAAATTTATATCTTGGGCTGTCACTGGAGAGGTCACTAAATTCGGTTGAAAAAAGTAATATTTTTTGATTTGTATTTCTATGCAGTTCTACCATTCGTCTGCAAATATTTGTTTCTTTGTCAACCCATTCAATCTGATCAACTAATTGTCTCCATTCGGGTTTCAACAATTCATATACTTTTCTCATATCTATGAGTAGGGTGGAACCAGCGCGCTTGTCGCACTGAAAAATCACATTATTTAGCAATACTCCTGCGATCGGAGACTGTCGTGTGATACCCATGCTCCACTCAACGATCAATTCGTTACGAGATTTTTTATTTTTTAATTCAACTTCAAGTGTTTCATAGTATGGAATGTCAACAAAATTGGGTGACTGTGTGTTTGGCGACCAATTTGCGAAATCTCCTAGACGTCGCGCTAGTTCTTGTTGTTGTGCTTCGGTAATGTTTAGTTTTTTGAAACCTACAGCACCATAAACATTGAGAAGATGCCCGTAATATGGGGCATTAACTAGTAGATCAACGAATTCAACTTTCTTGAATGTCGGACATGAGAACATCTGGATCTATTTTCCCTCTGTCTTTATTGTCTTCAAAAACTCTGTGATGCGAATAGGGTTGCATTTGACCCTCTTTCCCCTCAAGTGTGCGATTTTGATAGACAGGATTTGCGCGATCAACTTTCTCAGGATTTAAATATTCTGAATATAAACAGTATTTGTGATAGTCATCGTACAGGTTGTCAATCCAATGCGGTCTACACCAACCATCTGCTTCAGAGGCTTCTGCGACACTGATTAGAACACTTTCGTCAGAGTTTCCTTGCGACCAAAACTCTAGATATCCGTACCTATGTCCTTTGGTTACGGTTTTGACGCCATGGGTTGCCATGTAGTTAGTAGGAAAAATAAAAATATCACCCTGTTTTGGCGTTGTCTCTACGCCTAAGTATGGGAAGAAAAGGTTTCCACCAACATAGTTTGTTCCGTCATACTCTTCTTCCGAGTTGACACAATCGTTCGGGTACAGCATGATGGCGACAACTTGGCGCATCTGCATCTGCCCTTTAGGGACATATCGTTTCCCTTTTGTTGAACGAAAGTTTGAGTCGTTATCATTATGAATACCTAGGTAGTCGCCTTCGTCATAGCGCATGAGGTGCCCGCGGCTTCTCCACCACAAGGTTCCAAGAACCATTGGGTATTCGTCAATGTATTTAATTAGACATTTATATATTTGATCTTCCCAATAGCGGAAGGTCTCAACCATTTCAGGATCCGTATCTTCTTCCACGGGGTTGAGCAGACGGACGGGAACTTCTTCTATCTGTTCAAGAGAGAATTTGTTCCCGTCTTCGTTGGTGGCGTAGGTTACGCCGTCACGATCTTTATGGTATGTCCATCTTTGTTCGTGAGCCTTTTTTGCGTTTGCGTCGCACCATGCGCTTACTTTTTCTCTGTCAATTTTTACTACGCCGGGGAACCTGACAACACCGCCGCCCAAACTTTCCATGGGCATATCCATGATTTCTTTGATTGTTGGTTTATCTATTTCTGGTGTTGTTCCGTTGAATAAGTTATTTTCGCTCATTGAGAACTTCCTGAAGTTGGTGATTGGTGTTGTAGGCGTGCATGTGGAGCAATAGTCTTTGCGGGCTTGTAAGGGGGCTAAAAAGCACACACCTATCACCGCTAATAACTTTTTTTACTCCGTGGATATATTCGTGACCGCCCGGGAACAGGATAAGTTGACGTGCTTTTGGTTTAATAACTAAATCTCGCATAGGGAAATATAATTCGCCGCCCTCAAAATCATCATTGAGATATAGGTTCGCTGCGACTTCTATCAAAACTGGTGTATTGAATTCGCTTGGGCTGTAGCGAGGCATGAAATCAACAACCCCCTGATCAAGAGCCTCGCAGTCAGCGTGTGGGTCATGGTCGGATCCAACTAAAAACTTTTTGTAATACGGCATCAAACGGTGGACTAGGGTTCTGCCGTATGTAGCAGATGCTATTTTCATAATTTTTTCACCGTACACAGCGTTCAGCGGGTGTGTTGAAGTCGGTTTCCATTCACCGAGCCTTCTTTTAATTTCTTCCGCATAGGCGCCAGTCATTACAACGGGTCCGACATTGTATTGCTCTAATGGAGCGACCCACGACATGCTTCCGTCCCATTCAAATTCCTCATCATGGAATCTGATTAGTTCGGACGCGTCCTCTTCAGTTATGAAGTTGTCAAACGCGTAAATGTGTTCATGCCCGAGATAAGCCATATATGAACATTATCTCACTTACCACTTACCTAAAGGGCACTCCGCCTCTTTGAGTTTTGTTTTGATCGCCATAAAACAACCGCATTCTTTGCATTGTTTTGTCAATTTGAAGAATCTAGGACATGATTCACAGATCGCGTATCTGCTATTTGAAACAGTTTCATCAAAATGGTAATTATCTGGATTGAGTGCAGTTAATGGGGTTGTTGACCCCATTTTCTTTTTATATTCCTGCCATGCGCTCATTATTCTGTGGAAAGCGTCCAGTTTGCTCCATCCCACTTATAGTTGCCGTAAGGGGGGATTGCTCCGTTGAGGAAATTGAGGAATTGTTCTTCTGAAATTTCAACAATTACTGGTGCCGACTTAAATACGGCATTTGCTCCTTCAAGCGCATTGTCTATTGAGTGAAGCCAGCCTAGTTCGCCATCTACGACGAAGGCGTAATGCGTATGGTTTACGGGTGCCGTGAAGGCTGGAGCGGTTGGGGTTGTCTCAGACATATATTTTTCCTTTTGTATTTGTTGACAGTTACACTAGCATATACAGGAATTTACTATACACAGACCGAACCCGTGTTGGCTGTTGAGCATCCTGCTGATACTGATCCTGCCTGACCACAGGCATTGGTGCATGCCGTACAACTGCATGTCGTTGTGGTTGTGTAATAACGACAGCCATTCAAACAGCCCGGCATGTTACATCCGATGAGTGCTCCAACACCAGATGACGATGATGGGGTACAGGAACCACACGAAGGAGCAAAACATGGTGGGAAATATGGTGGGAAGAAAGGAGGAAAGAACGGTGGGAAAAACGGTGGGAAAAACGGTGGGAAGAATGGCGGAAAAAACGGTGGGAAAAACGGTGGGAAGAAAGGTGGAAAGTAGGGTGGGAAATATGGAGGTGTTGCCGAGTTGGATGGAGATGAGGTTCTAGTAACACCGTAGGTGCTGTCGGTAGTGACGGTGAAAGTATAAGCGGTATTAGCAGTCAACCCGTTGACGGTGATTGGCGAAGATGAACCCGATGCCGTTATATTCCCCGGACTTGAAGTAACGGTATATGTGGCGATTTCTTTACCGTCATAAGTTGCCGCGACGAAGGTAACATTAACAACAGCACCACTTGCTGTTGCCGTGACACTAGTTGGGGATGTAACAAATTTCCCTCCACCAGCAATATTGCCGAATTGGTTTATCACGTGTCGCTCAAGTCACCTATCAAATACCACTCGTCTGTGCCTCGCTTAATTAATGAGGCGGTTGCGTAGCGATCTCGCAAATAGTTACCCGGTGTGGCACGAACAGAAGTCGTTCCCGGTGTGCTTGCAACAATCTGTGTTTTGCCAGCACCGTATTGAACGATGTTTATGACCGTGCCGATTGGGAACGGTGTGGATGCGTTTGTTGGGACATTGACCACATTGGCTCCTGCGAGGTTCATTTCAATCAACGAGTTTTTGTCGCCTAACGCTATCACATATGGTGTTGTTGTTTTTGTGGATATTGTTACATCGGCAACTTTGGTGAGGGAAATAGCCGCGGTATCAGAGATGTCGCTATTTGTTATGGAACTCGCTAGGTTAAGTTTTGAGTACGCAATAGCGGCGGAACTACTTACATCAGCATTGACAACTACTCCAGAACTGATTGCTGTAACACCAGAAGATGAAATGGTCACATCACCAGTTACGGTTGTTGCGGTTGGAACACCAGAAGAGTTGTGGACAACTACTTGGGCAGCGGTTCCGCTAGCCAATTTTGATAGGGCTATTCCCGCAGAAGCGTTGATATCGGCATTTACAATAGATCCGTCAACAATTTTTGCGCTAGTAACCGAGTTGTCAGCGAGTTTTGCTGTCGTGACGGCAAGGTCATTAATCTTTGCTGTAGTGACTTCGCTGTCGTCTAATTGTGCGCCGATTTCCGCCCACGTATTGTCGTTGCCATAAAGGTAAAGTTTGTTGTCAGAAAACAGGTAGCACACACGACCCGGACTTAAAGTCGGCTGACCAGCGCCACCAAACGAGGCATCACGGGCAGCGCTATCAGCAAAATAGGCGACCGTCTGATCCATTAGGTATGTGTTTATCTGCGATGCCAATACTTGGCTACCAGCGGAAAACAAGCGAACGCCTGCACCAGCCATTTAAACCTCTGTTGCTTTCTTGAAAGTTATTTAGATTATACATCAAAAAT